CTTGTGTAGGAGCAAAAGCGGGAGATTTACTTACGACTGGACATAATTGCACGATTATTGGGCACGGAGCTGATGGGTCTGCCAATAACGCAGACAATCAAATAGCCATTGGTCATAATTTAATTGGACACGGAGATAATAAGTTTACTTTTGGTGATGGTAGTGGTAACAATAGAGTCCATTGTACATTTACTTCAGGTGCTACTTTTAGTCACGTTTCAGATAAGAGATATAAAAAAGATATAAAAGATACTATTGATATTGGACTTGACTTTATAAATGATTTAAGAACAGTTACTTTTAAATGGAAATCACAATCTGAAATAGATAAAGACCTTCCTGATTATGACGAAACTATATTAGAACCAAAATATGATAAAAAAATGTATGGTTTGATTGCACAAGAAGTAAAAGAAACTTTAGATAAACATAATATAACAGATTCTAGCGTATGGGATATTGAAGAAACAACTGGAATACAATCAGTTTCAAATGATGCTTTTGTTTTTCCACTTATAAAAGCTGTACAAGAATTATCAAAACAAGTAAAAGAACAAGCAAAAAGAATTAAAGAATTAGAAAATTAATATTTATATTAAACGGAGAATATAATGCCATATAGAATATTTAAACAATTATTACCATCACCAACATCAAGTGTGGATAGAAATGGTGAAACTTGGACAGATCCAGAATGGGCATCACGTGATATTTACGTTGCTAAACTAAGTGGTAGTGGTGAGCAAATATGGGAGTATAGTGGTAGTGATGCACAAGCAGATGCTACTACAAAGATGAATGCACTAACAGGTTCTGATGATACAGACCGTTTATATAAGGTTATGGAAGTATAAAAAAAAAGTTTATTTACAAATATAATATGATATTTATTTAAACACGAGACTATAAAAATATAGGAGAATATAGTTATGGCTGAAGAAACAAACGTTGTAGAAGAATCTAAAGAACTAAAATTCACAGATGAAGAGCTACAATCATTACAATCGTTACAAACTAATTACGGAGAAAAACAAAACGTCTTAGGACAACTTGCAGTTCAAAAAATATTATTGAATCAACAGATTGATGCTCTCAATATTCGTACTGAAGAAGTTGAAACAGAATATCAGACAGTTCAACAAGAAGAACGTGATATTGTTAAAACTTTAAACGAAAAATATGGTCCTGGTCAACTTGATCCAAAAACAGGTGTATTTACACCATCAACTTAACAATTAATTTAAAAAAAACCCCTAAATAATACATTTTAGGAAAGCTATATCATACTTATTATAGAATAATCACGCTTATTCAAAGATTTAGTATATAAAATTAATTAGGAGAATTACAATGGCAGAGAGAATCGTTTCGCCTGGTGTATTTACCCGTGAAAGAGATCTTTCATTCCTCCCTCAAGCAATCGGTGAAATAGGTGCAGCAATTATTGGCCCAACTAAAAAAGGCCCAGCATTCACACCTACTCAAATTTCAAATTTTCAAGAATTTGAAGAGATGTTTGGCGGAGTTGATAGAAGATTTTACACACCATACACAGTAGAACAATATTTAAGAAGTGCAGGAGTCGTAACAATAGTCAGGGTACTTGGTATCGGTGGTTATGTTGCAGATGCACTTGAATTAGTTGCTTATTCAGCAACGTTATCCGCATCATTTATGTCAAATGATGGTGCAACTGGTATAGCGACACATTCATTGGCAATACTTGCACCATCAAGGGGTGGTGGGAATGGAACTGCTGATATTGCATCGACATATACTAGTGCGAGTAATGCTGCTGGAACATTAGGAGCAGGTACTTGGACTGCCTTTAGTCTACAAGTTTCAGGAAGTGATACAACACCCGAAAATTATGCACTATCATTTAACACTTCAAGTGCAAATTATATTACTAACGTAATAAGTGAAGACCCACAATCATCAAAGTCAGGTGGTAATGATTCATCTGTCTATGTATACAAAGCTTTTAAACAAGCTAGTATGCTAGTCGGTGATGTCGATACCCTTGCCTCTGCTTCAGTAGTAAAACACGATGGTGCATCTGGAGTTGGATTTGATTTTAAATTTGGTTCAACCTCATATGATACAAAGGGTAATGCTAGTACCTTTACTGGTAATAATTCATATAGTTTTGGAAGAACACCGTATATTCAATCACAACTATCCAATGGGTCTAGGTCTAGTTTATTTAGAGTTTACACTCGTTCACATGGTAGTGATATAAACAGTTCTTACAAAGTTAATATACTAAATATAAAACCAGATACGGATATTGCTGGTTCAGATTTTGGTTCATTCTCAATACAAGTACGAATACATAATCCTGGTAACATAGATAATGATAATATATTAGAACAATTTGATAATTTAACATTTGACCCAATTTCACCAAACTTTTTTGCTAAACGAATTGGTGATAGATGGGTTGAGATAGACTCAGATGGTAAATTAACCTATTATGGTGATTTCGTTAACTTGAGTAAATATGTCAGAGTCGGTGACTATGCAGATATGGTAGAAGATGGAGTATTTAGGTTTCCAAAAAGTGTAATTCCAATGGGATTCAAAGCAGTATATAATACTGTTCCAGGAACTACAAATGTACCTTCAGCTTCATTTAGAATACAACAAACAAATGCAAGTAATGATTATGATTCAACTGTTTTCTATGGTTTCAACTTTAGTATTACAGATAGTCAAAATTACTTAGGTCCAATACCAAACGCTGCAAATGTGGGAAATAATGTAACTATGTCTCTTGAAAATATGTTAGGTCACGCTGATGCAAGCACATTAGCTTCTACTTTTGCAGATGGAACAGAGTTAATATCACTTACAAATTCAGCGATTGCACAGAGAAAATTCACAATACCTTTCCAATGGGGATTTGACGGAAGCAATCCAGCAACTCCGTTCTCGGTAGGTCCAGATATTTCATCTACTAATACACAAGGATTTGATTTATCAGATTCTTCTGCTAGTGGTTCAGTTGGATATAAGAGGGCTATTAACGCTATAAGTAATCCTGATGAGTTTGATATTAATCTATTGGTAACACCTGGTGTGATTCATGGATTACACTCAACGATAACTAATCACGCAATATCTAAGACGGAAACTCGAGCAGATGCTTTCTATATAATGGATGCTACAGCATACTCTGATTCAATTGATACTGTAAAGTCAACAATTAAAACATTAGATACAAATTATGTTGGTGTTTATTACCCCTGGGTAAAAATTGTAGATAGGGAAACAAATAGTCCTGTATGGGTGCCACCTTCAGTAGTAATACCTGGTGTTATCAGTTTTACAGACCAAGTATCACATGAATGGTTCGCTCCAGCTGGTTTGAATCGTGGTGGTTTAACTACGGTATTAGAAGCTAAGACAAGACTAACACATTCAGAGAGAGATGATTTGTATGAGAACAGAATCAATCCAATCGCTTCTTTCCCTGGTCAAGGTGTGGTAGTATTTGGACAGAAAACACTACAATCTAAACCATCAGCATTAGATAGAATCAATGTTCGTAGGTTGTTAATTGCATTAAGAAAGTTTATTGCAAGTTCATCAAGATACTTAGTATTTGAACAAAATACTCAAGCACTAAGAAATCGTTTCTTGAACATTGTAAATCCTTATCTTGAACAAGTACAATCTAATAGTGGTTTAAGTGCATTTAGAGTAGTAATGGATGATTCCAATAATACTCCAGATATTGTGGATAGAAATCAATTAGTTGGTCAGATATTTATTCAACCAACACGAACGGCTGAGTTTATTGTACTCGATTTTGTCGTTCAACCAACAGGTGCTACATTTCCTGAATAAGTCTGACTTATAAATAGATGTAACGTATAATGAGAAGCCCCAATTTCGATTGGGGTTTTTCTTTTTTACTTAAAATTTCTTTATTTGATATTTATTTATGAGTACAAACAAAAGACTTTTTAGGAGAACAAAGAATGGCTACATTAGATCCTTCAGAAATTATGTTCACACCGTTTGAACCGAAAACAAAGAATCGGTTCATCATGTATATAGAAGGTATACCATCATATTTAGTTAAAACAGCGAACAGACCAAGTATTCAGTTCGAAGAGATTGTTTTAGACCATATTAATGTAAAAAGATACATCAAGGGTAAAGGTTCATGGCAGCCTGTTGAGGTCACACTTTATGATCCAGTAGTTCCAAGTGGTGCACAAGCGGTTATGGAATGGGTTAGGTTATCACACGAATCAGTAACAGGTCGTGATGGATACTCAGATTTTTATAAAAAAGATGTTACATTCAATATGCTAGGACCAGTTGGTGACGTAGTAGAAGAATGGACATTAAAAGGTACTTATATTGAAACTGCAAACTTTGGTGATATGGATTATGCATCAAGTGACCCCGCAGAAATTCAATTAACACTAAAATATGATTACGCAATCTTACAATTCTAATAGGAGAATACAATGACTGAATGGATAGCAGCAAATTGGGAATATGTTTTAATCGCGATTTACGCTTTAGAAAAAATCGTAAAACTTACCCCGACAAAATATGACGATATCGTTTTCGATATGATTCTTAAACCAATCAAAGAGAAATTCGCACCGTCAAAATAATTAGTTATTTACGAACAAAACAGTTATATTTATAATTGGTTATTAAAATTTAATCACAAAGGAGTCATTTATGGCTGATTACAAATTCCCTACAGAGGTGGTAGAATTACCATCTAAGGGGTATTTTTACTTTGAAGGTCATCCACTTTCAAGTGGCAAAGTAGAAGTAAAATATATGACCGCTAAAGAAGAAGATATTCTTACCTCTCAGAACCTAATACAACAAGGTACTGTAATTGAAAAATTACTAGAATCTTTAATTGTAGACAAATCAATTAAATTAGATGATATGTTAGTCGGTGATAAGAATGCTATTATGATAGCTGCTCGTATTCTTGGTTATGGTAAAGAATATAAATTTA